ACCAAGGGCTACTGCATTTGTACCACTCGCCGTTGGCGTTACAGCACTTGAAGCATTGTCTCTGTAAAGATCAGGGTCACCACCACCACCACCGCTCGCAGCCGCCCAAGAGGCAACCCCACTGCCGTTTGTGGTCAGTACATAATTAGCAGAGCCGTCAGCCGTTGGTAGGGTGTAAGCACTAGAAATTCTGACTGTCTGATCTGTGTGGCCTAGAGTAATTTGATCTGCGGCTGAAGAGGATGCTCCCTGACCAATTACTACGGCGTCTGTGTGACTAGCGGTGTTATCTTTGCCCAGTGTAACAGCCCCTGCGCCAGAGCTAGTGTTGTCCATGCCTAAACTCAAAGAGCCAGACCCACCTGAAGCAATGCTGCTTCTGCCAAACACAAAGTCTAAACCTGTAGTTTTTGTAAGGCCACCAATAGCTGTGCCTGAGTTACCTATTGCGCCATAAGAACTGCTATTTGTTCCAATTTGTGCAGCAAAAGTACCTATTCCACCAGCACGAGAGTTACCTATAGCTATAGCTTCTGTACCAGCGGTTGCTGCCTGATAACCTAATGCTGTCTGTTGGCTTGTAGATGCTGCCCCATCAGCATTATATCCAATAAATGTATTACTACTGCCTGAAGTAATAGCATTACCCGCATCTGTACCAAGATATGTATTATTATTACCACCTGCATTTTTAGACCCTGCGCCGTGACCTACCGCAGTATTATTGCTGCCAGTTACTTTATCTAGGTTAGAACCCTGCAATGCACTACGTCCAACAGCAGTATTATTGCTGCCCGTTGTCAGATATATAGCAGCAGATCTACCAATCGAGGTATTATATGAACCTGTGGTAGTACCACTAGCAGCATTTAAACCAATAGCCACACTATCTAAACCAGCAATAGTGCCCGTCCCAATGGCAATACTATCATTGCCCGTAGCATCTGCCCCATCGCCAATACCCACGGCATTATCACCCGCCGCCGTTGGGTTAGTGGCGCTTACAGGATTAGCAATATAAAGGTCTGCACCACCACCACCGCCAGCATCTGCAAACGTAACAGCACCTGAGCCATTTGTGGTCAGCACTTGACCGTTTGTGCCGTCTGATGTTGGTAGGGTGTAAGCACCACTAATTTTGACTTGCGCTGTGCTTGAGCCAAGAGCAATCTGCTTCGCCGCACTTGTTGTAGCTTGATAGCCGAGGGCCACGCCGTTGTCGTGCAGTGCGCCATACGATGTGCTTGTGTCACCAAGACCAAGGGCTACTGATTTAGAACCTGACGCATGGCTTTCAGTTCCAGCCCAACTGTACGCACCATAGGCTTTCGAGGCATAACCAAATCCAGAGGCATAAGTCTGATTAGCTGTCGCCTGATAACCAAAGGCTAGTGACGATGTACCACTCGCCAATGCGCCGTAACCGCCAATGGCAATTCCCCTTGAGCCACTGGCTTTGGATCGATCGCCAAGGGCGATACTATTAGCACCAGTAGCGCCGTAGGATGTTGTGTTGTTGGCTATAGCCCCAGCCAAACTATCAGCCCCTGATGCTCTTGACTTAGCAAACGCCACAGCTGAGTTGGCCCCTGCCACAGAAGACACACCAACAGCTGTTCCATCCGTTGCTGCTGTAACCAAAGCTGATTTACCAAGCGCCAAGCCATACTGGCTGTAAACTTGTGATGACTTGCCTAGCGCATAACCACCAATAGCAGATTGAACGATGCCTCCAACAGCAAAACTGTCTTGACTATCTGCTGTCCCGTCAACCATGGCAATGGCCTCAGTTCCCGCCGCTGAACTACCCTTCCCAATCGCAACCGCATTCGTTCCTGTAGTAGCTGGCTTTGTGCCACTAGTGTAATTCTCAGCAAACAAATCAGGTGAGCCACCACCACTAGCAGCCGCCCAGCTTGTCGTTCCATCGCCAGCAGTTGTAAGCACTTGATTGGCCGAACCAGCAGATGTTGGTAAAGTAAAGACTGAAGATATGCGTACACTATCAGATGAACTTCCTAGTGTGATTTGGTTAGCTGCCGATGAAGCTGCATTTCGGCCCAGAGCCACACTATCGTCATGTGTCACAGTAGCGCTTCGCCCGATTGCGATTGAGTTGGCGTTATGGGCTTTTGCAACAAACCCCAAAGCCAAGGCGTATGCTTGCCCTGCGCCATAAGTTGTAGTGTTATTACCAATGGCTGATGCAAATGCGTTTGCACCTCCAAATGCTCTGGAGTTACCAAGAGCTATTGTGTCCTGCTCTGCGCTGTAGGCATTAACCCCAAAAGCATTTGACCCTGTCGAGGTGGCGTAGACATAACGTCCAACAGCAATGCCTCTAAAGCCTGTCGCATTAGCATAAGCGCCAAGAGCCAAGCTATCTGTGCCAGAAGCTACAGAATTAGATCCTATAGCAACGGCATTTGAACCAGTCGCCGAGGGCGTTGTGGCAGAGGAGGCATTGTCTCTGTAAAGATCAGGGTCACCACCACCACCAGCATCTGCAAAGGTAACAGCGCCAGAACCATTTGTGGTAAGTACCTGCCCGTTAGTACCGTCTGATGTTGGCAGGTTATAAGCACCAGATATTCTTGCTGTAATACCGCTACCGCCCAATGCAATCTGATTAGTTGCTGTCGTAGTAGCCGAAGTACCAAAAGCACTTGCCGCCACATGGGTGGAAGTGGCTCCATAGCCAACAGCCGTACCTGCAATGGCTGTGGCCTTCGACAAAGTTCCAATCGAAATTGAGCCTGATCCCTGCGCCCCATATGTTGTTGTGTTATTTGCTATAACGGCGGCAAGGCTACTCATCCCAGAAGCATTACCGTTCATAATTGCAATACTATCTGTTCCGCTTGAGTTTGCATCTGAACCAAGGGATATAGAGTCGTTGCCTGTAGCAATTGGAGCAACTACACTAAGAGTAGTATTCTCAGCATAAAGCGCTGGAATATCCTCAGCTGTAGCACCAATAAACACGGTAGCTGAACCACTAAGATTAATGGCATTGTTTGAGTTGCTGCTCTCGCTTACGGTGCGTGATAGGGTGGTGCCAGAGCTTGTATAGGTGCCTGTGCCTATTTCAAAGTTATTACCATCTTCAATAATGTAACGAACTACATCTGCATTAGCTACCCCAGCATCAGCAAAGGTCTGATACCCATCCTCAGCACTGCCAAGCGTAATAGTTCCAGTACCCGTTGTACTGGTGGACATCTTTGCCCGATTTTTAAGAACGGCCATTTATAAACCCTTATGCAATAGTTAGGTCAATAGCACCTGCGGCAAACTCTAAGGTATCCCCATCGTTTACAGTTTTGTTAGCTGACAAAGCCCCATGCCAAAGCAAGTTGCCTCCTGATGAAGCGTCATGAATACCAATAGCTACGATTGTACCAAAGTTACCACCTGTTGCTGTAAATGACACAGCACCTGTGTTATCGGTTGTACCGCCTGTGCCTGTGGCTGTATCCCAAGCTACAGTTTGTCTGCTATAGCCATTACCTGAAACTTCAGTACCACCACCTGCATCTGACGGAGCTACTGTATATAAAGCTACATACCATGCGGTAGGACGGGTAGCTGTACCCGAAGTCATTAAAAAATTTAATATTAGATTTTCTGCGTGATCTGATAAAGCAGACATGAGTTACTTCCTTTTCTAGGATGATAATTTAAACCAAATGTCACCGTCATTACCACCTGAAGGGGCCGATGTACTAATTGTGACATTGTCTAGGAGATTAAATACGTTTTGACCATTAACGTAAATACCCCCTAAGTTTAACAGATCATTTCCGTTAAGGTCTATGTCTGCGTTCATTGTGTTAGGGGTTGAACCATCCCTCGACAAAGTGTTGTCAAAGGAATCTCTTAAAGCTGTAAAGTTATCATTAAGGGTTGTAGTCGAGGCATAGCCAGAACTAATAGAAGTAAGTGTAGGTTTCTTTGCCATTAGTTTACCTTAATACCTAACCTGTGAGCATCTTCTGACAAAAGAGCTAAAGCTTGTTTATTCTGGTCTTCTTGCTCTTTAACAGCTAATTTTTTCTTAGCTTGTGAACTGTTGTCTTTATCTAACCAACCTTTTTCTAGAAGTAGTTTGGCTGCTGAAAAAGAACTACGTCCACCCTCCTTCATCTCTAAAGCTATAGCCTGTATAGCCTGAGACTTAACTTTAATCTCAACTTCATTTCTCCAACGGGTAACGTGAGGCTTTACCTGAGGAGCTTTAGTTATCGTATCCCAAACATCCCATGAACCAAAGACCCTTTGAGCAAAGTCATACTCAGTTGGATCGTGAGGAACCATTGACAAGTATAGCTGGTGAAGTGATGTATACTTTACACCGTGAGCAACTATATCCTGTTCTTTAGTTGTAAAGATAGCATGCTTTGGATCGTAGTAAGATAGTTCATAGAATAAACTTTTAGTTCTTACTTTGCCGTTCGGACCTTTAAGTTGCTCAAATGTAAACATGGTTGTTTCCATAGTGATTCGATTTAATTGTAATAGTAGCACACCTTTGCTAATATTGTCAACATATAAAATAAATTAAATTATATTTCTTTTTCTATTGACACAGGGTGAATTAATATGTATAATTTCATTATCCCTCTTGGGATTACTACAACTATAATATATATCCCTTACTTTAAGTAATTACTTTAAGTAATCAAGTACAGATTCACCCCCTCTAGGTTGTTTTCCTAGCAGGGGGTTTTGTTTTATCTGTTGTCAGTTAATCAGATAAATTTTACATGCTGGGAATTTTACTGAGAAAATTTCTTTACGCATTGTACATACATAAGGCACCCCCTAACCCCCCGCATCGACCCTCGCATGTGATCACAAAAAGTAACCCCCCACCCTAAATGTGATCACAAATAGAGTTTACCTGCCGGAATATCCCTTTTGTGATCACAAATATACCCGTTCGGAAATACCCCCACCACCTTAGAGAATATCCCAACCCATTGATACTAATAGTATATACCAACGTATAAGCCCTAGATCCTTTAGTATTTTTTAATATATCCTTTAGGGTATTATGTGATATGTTATACTATAACACTTAGATAGTACTCATTATAATATATAAATAGAACAAACCATGAACAGATAACCTATCCTTTTGGACTATCTATCCTATACTTTATTGTCATTGTCTTTCTCGTTCACCTATGCCAATCTTTAATCATCGAAAGACAGCAGACAAGTTCTAAAGAGTAGCATAACCGCCTTGATCCTTTAAACTTTGAGCACTTTCGACAGATACGGTGAAATGCCCTATCACTTAAAAATTAAGACTTGACTATCTAGACTAAATCAGAAAGACTATAAGAAAGACACAACAGAAAGGGACGCCAGCAGATAGAACCTAGACACACATACTTTAGCAATAGCTCATAGACGTAGTGGTAAGAATAAAACCAACGTCCAGCCAATAGGCACGATAGCAATAAACGTGGTTGCCACTAAGCTATCTGAAAGAGTCGCCCTACTCATACCCTGTGAAAAGCAGATAACCTATTGATAGTCTATTGGTGTTTTTTGTCAGGGCACAGCCTAGCTAATTTAGGCCAACCTAAACTTATGCTTGACATATGGGTTAGGCTGTGTCTTACTGAATACATCAGAAGGAATAAGCTAATGGAAAAGTTTAAGATAAACGTAGCCAAGAGAACAAAAGTTCGTAGATATCGTAGTGAAGAATACAACTATGAATTTTACTTCAGGATCTATCACGAACATGACCACACTCTACATCAGTTGGTGGATGATCTTAACGCACAGTTCCCTTTCCCATACTACAATATAACTGTGTCTAAGAATACAGCATACTCAGAGGACATAACTAGCAAGGTTCTTGTCATCAAAGAGCATTACTTGTGATGGCGTATACCGTAGCATTTTATGACGACGAGGGGTTCATGTTCAGTTATTATTCAACCAACAGCAGAATAAAGGTTGACAAACTGTTAAAAAGATTCAAGGGTAATACCAGACTTGTGAAGGGTAGAGTAAGATGACAAAACCAGCAGTTCATATCAGTAAGATGACGGGTAAGCTTGCCGAGTTTCAAGCTATCTCAACCAATACAGCAACTAACGATTACTGTATCAAACAACACGCCAAAGGTAAACTGACAGGCGAGAACATATGCGGTGACTGCTATAGTCACACAATGCTCAGGACATACCGCAAGAATATGCAACCCGCATTGCAACGCAACAGTGATCTCTTGTCAGGTAGACCCCTAGAACTGCATGAAATACCTAGGATAACTGCGGCTATGTTTAGGTTCAATGCTCATGGTGAACTGATAAACATGCAGCACATGGAAAACCTCATGGCTATTGTCAAGGATAATCCGTGGTGCGTCTTTGCACTATGGACTAAACGGGTAGACATTGTTAATAGATGGTTGCGGTCTAATGACAAACCAGCTAATCTAAACTTGATCTATTCAAACCCTAAGAAGGGACACATAATGTCTAAGCCACCTAAAGGCTTTGACAAGACGTTCAACAACGTGCAAGAAGATGATAGAAAGGAGATGCAAAACTGTACAGGCCAGCAATGCAAAGACTGTCGGATATGTTACACACTAAATAACATGATCGATACTATCGTAGAAAAAGTAAAAAAATATTAACCTTTAGAAAGGAACTAAGAAGATGACTAAACCTATCGTGAAAGCTATTAAACCACACCTATACACACGCCATGTAAAGCATATGGAAAGGGCTTCAATGTTCACTTACAACTATGCTAACATGGATGACTATATAAAAGAACATTACTATACCAAGACACGGGAACAAATAGCCCATGACTTGAATGAGTATGTTGAACGTATCGCATACCGTATTCAGGTGTTGAAAGAAAACAAATTGCTTATGCACAAGCTAGAAAAGAAAAGACTAGAAGCCAAGTTAAAGATGTTGTCAGACCAACACTTAGCTCTTGAGGCTGAGATCCGTAAGACAGCTAACAAACTTTTAGATGCCTGAGTATCTATATAACATAGGGCTAGGGTTGTCAGTAACACTTAACGCAATACTAGGTGGACAACCTTACCAAACATTCAGTGCCAGAAACTTTGATTGGTACATAAAAAATAAATATAATATTGTGTCAGCTATTGACACGGTGTTAGGAAAGGATCATTGTTGGAAGTGTTATAAGAATTGGAAGTGGGGTATAGAAGGTGATAAGATCAATGATAAAATGCGTAAGAGACGTTGAAGAGTTCTTGGAATTAGACTATGATACCGAAGATGATCAAGAGTATATAGAAGGGTTGTACCCTGCGCAGGACGCAGCCCTATTATACGAAGAATATCAGACTTGTCAAGAGGAAAAATATTATGACAGATAAAAAGATATATGCGACACTGGACCGTGTTGAGGCGCAAGAGTTATGTGATTTATATAATGCTCTAAACACTATGCTAGATGATGCAGGTGAATTGCTAGACGTAAACCTATCTGACTTGCGTAAATTGCGTACTCATTCCTATAGGTTAAAAAGTTTGCTTGACCTAAGATTTCAGAAAGAGACTGATGGTTCTGGGTCTTGCCCTTGGTTTCCTTGTGTGTTACCTGACGATGATCGTGCATGGGTGCGTAAAGATGACGGATAAAGTTTGCCCTGAGTGTCAAGGTGATGGTGAGTTCGAGGTTGACGTACCCAAGAGAATGAGTTTCGATAGAGACATAGGCTACCTTGACACAGAGAAAGTACTGTGCTACATGTGTGATGGAAGTGGAGTAACAGAAGATGAAAACGAAGACATATGAAGACAATCATTTTGTCAGCAAGGAACCATGCCCTGAGTGTGGGTCAAGAGATAACCTAGCTAGGTACTCAGATGGTCACGCCTATTGCTTTGGGTGTGGTCACAGAGAGCCAGCAAAAACAGATTGGGATAAGATAGAAAGCATGGTAGCAAAAGCGTATAATAAACTTGAGGTAGTACCCTTGGAAAAGATGACAGCTATCTATCGTGGTATGCGAGGCATTACTGCTGACACAATGCAGTTCTATAACTGCCATACCTACCTAAACAGTGAAGGCAAAGAACAGTACCAGAATTATGTCTACCCCTCAGGTGGTGTGAAGACACGGTACTTCCCTAAAGAGTTCAGTGCCAAAGACTTTAAGACTGATGAACTATTCGGCATGAACCTATGGAATGCTGGCACATCTAAGACTGTCACCATAACTGAGGGTGAGCTTGATGCTATGTCAGTGTATCAGATACTGCACAACCCTAAGTATGCTAACCCCGTTGTGTCATTACCCTCAGCTAACCCTAGCCGTAAGCTATGGGAAAACGTACACGAGTGGCTGTCATCATTCGATAAGATAGTCTTGTCTATTGACAATGATGAGGCTGGCAATGCTATCTCTCAACGGATAGCTAAGATGTACCCTAACAAGGTGTACCGTGTACCACATGACAAGTATAAGGATGCTAATGAGTTCTTACAGGCAGGTAAAGCCCAAGAGTTCAAGTCAGCTTGGTTCAATGCTAAGAAGTATACACCTGACAATGTAATCAATACACCTGATCAGTTCTTGAGCCTGTATAACAAGGCTGAGGACCATGTGTTTGTCGAGACAGGTATCAGAGAGTTCGATGATATGTGCTTAGGTTTGATGCAAGGACACTTCACATTGTTCAAGGCACAGACAGGCATAGGTAAGACTGAGTTCATGCGTTACCTTGAGTGGCGTATACTTACATGCTACCCAGACATAAAGCTTGCCATCTGGCACATGGAAGAGACTAAGTTACGATCTATCCTAGGCCTAGCATCATACAAGATGCAGATGAATGTCACACGTAAGGATCTTATCACAACTGAGAAGATGGATAAACGTGTGCAAGAATCTATCACAAGTTTGACCAAGGATGAAAGGCTCTATCAATTCTTTATGAATGATGAAGACGATCCCCTTGACATTCTATCCCACATCAGGTATCTGTCTCAGGCATGTGGTGTGAATTATATATTCTTTGAACCTATCCAAGACATCAGTGCAGGTGTGGGTGCAGAAGAAGGTAAGGAACAATTCCTAGCTGATCTTGCTGTCAGGTTATCTAAACTGTCAGCCGAACTAGGGGTAGGTATCGTTACGATTGGTCACACCAATGATGACGGTGCTGTCAAGTACTGTCGCATGATAGAA